TTTATTAAGTTAACTGATGCTGGTAAGGCTTATGACCATGCAGCAGCTCAGGCACAGGATGCCGCAGCTAAAGCTGCTGACGCAGAGTAAGTATTAACTTATAAATAACACATATAAAACACACAATAGGGGAGAGAGTAATATGCTCTCTCCTATTTTTAAAAGGAGATAAAAGGATAGTATGCTAATAGTAAGTATTATTTTAATTATAGTTAGCATATTGATTTTAATTTATGCGTTTAGTTTATCTAGAAAAACGCATATATATAATCAAGAAATAGACAAGCAAAACCAACAACTTGAAAAGATAAATCAAAAGAATAAAAAAGAATATGAAAATATTTTATCTTCAATAGAATTACAAAAGCAAAGATTAGACGATGCAGAACATGCGGCATTAATTGCAGTTAATGGGCAAAAAGAATTATCTCAAAAGGCGTATGAAAATTACTGCTTGTCATTAGAACAAGCATATGATGAAAAAGAAAAAGAATATAGTCAGGCGGTTGACCGTTTAAATACATCATATGAGAAAACTCAATTTGAAATTATTGATAAATTAAATCAAGCGCAAGCTGATTTAGACAGGGTTCAAGCAACCCGGACCGCCGCACTGCAAGCACAATTAAAAGAAAAAGAAATAAAAGAAAAGCTTGCTTTCTATTGTCTAACTATAAAAGATGCAGATCTTGATGATATAAAAGTTTTAGAGCGAATGAAGTCTCAACTTCATAATCCTCGTATTTTAAGTATGCTGATTTGGTCTACTTACTTCCAAAAACCAATGACTGCTTTATGTAATAACATTATAGGAACTGGAACTAAGTCTGGTATATATAAAATTACAAATCAAACAAATGATATGTGTTATATTGGACAATCTGTAGATCTGGCAAGAAGATGGAAAGACCATGCAAAATGCGGATTAGGGATTGACACTCCGCAGAATAATAAACTATATCAAGCAATGATACAAGATGGGCTATGGAATTTTTCATTTGAAATTTTGGAAGAATGCCCAACTAATGAATTAAATCAAAAAGAGAGATATTATATTCAATTGTATAAATCTTATGAATTTGGTTATAATTCTAATGCAGGAATTAAGTAAAGGAGATAAGATTCTATGGATTATGAAATTCAAGAATTTAATTTGGATGACTTGATTGGCACGGTATCTGACAATGTTAAAGATGATATTAAAACATTTGAAGATTTAATTAATATTGACGGAGCATTAAATCGAGAAATTTATTTATATGATATAAATGCGGGAACGGGTACTTCTATTGATGGATATATTCGTTTTTGGAACGCATATGATGATAAGAGAAACATACCCGCAGAGAAACGCGCCCCAATTAAAATTTACATTGACTCTTGTGGGGGAAGTTTAACTGATACTTTAACTATTATAGATGCAATTAAACTAAGCAAAACTCCGGTATGGACAATTTGTTTAGGTACTGCATATAGCGGTGGATTTTTTACTTTTATTTGTGGACATAAAAGAATCGCATATCCTCATGCATCATTCTTATTCCATGAAGGATCTACCTCGACAGGTGGAACAAGTGGTCAATTTGAAAATTATACTTCTTTTTATAAAAAGCAATTAGATCAACTTAAAGAATTGGTTCTTGAGAATACAAAAATTACTGAAGAAGAATATATAAGTATTAAACGTGATGATATTTGGTATGATACAAAAGAAGGTATTGAAAAAGGTTTTATTGATGAAATTGCAAAGGAGTTTATTTAAATGAAATTTGAGAATACATGGACTGGAAATTGGGAAAACGCATTCCGTGGGTTAAGACACCCGATGGAAAGCTATACAAAAAGCGATAGCTATATGGATACTTCTGTTGAATGGGGTAGTTCTAATTTTTATAATGTAGAACAAAATTTTAAAATTGGACCAAATGATCTTGATCTAGCACAACGCATGATTAAAGCGGGAAGTCCTAATGACAAATTTCTTCGTCAAATTTTCGTGAGTGTAGATATCACAGCGCCATTATATTGGTGGAAAGAAGCAGATACCTACAAAGTAGCCACAACTGCGAACTCTACTTCTACTATGCATAAGTTAGCAACAACTCCTATTACAAAAGAATGCTTTGAAATGGATGATTATCAAAATGTAAAAATGTATAATAGAGAACCATATAATCTTGATCAATATACTGATGATATGTGGGATAGTATTGTTTGCTATTGTGAAACACTCCGTCAGTTATATCTGGAAACAAAGGACATTAAATATTGGAAAGAACTTATTAGAGTTTTACCTGAATCATGGCTTCAAACGAGGACATGGACAGCAAATTATTCAATCCTCAGAAATATATATCACTGGAGAAAAAGTCATAAGCTAACAGAATGGCATCAGTTTTGTGACTGGATGAAAACTCTCCCATATGCAGATAATTTGATTGTATTTGAAAACTAATAAAAATTATGATATAATATTTATATAAAATAAAAGATATAAATATTATTGAAATGGAGTTTAAATTATATGACAAAGAAAGAGCAATTTATTAAAGAAGTAGGAGAGTTGATTAAAAATAAACCACTTTCAGCAGATGCAATGGATTATTTTAATGGTCTGCAGGTGACAGGAGACAGCGGGAAGCCAAAATTCACAAAAAATGGTAAACTTGTTCTTCAGTATATGCAGCAAAATAAAGATAATTATAATAATCTTTTTAAAGCTAAGGATATTGGAGAGGGAATGGGAATTTCTTCAAGGACAGCTTCTGGAGCAATGCGTAAACTTGTATCTGACAAATATGTAGAAAAGATAGGTCAGGATCCAGTTGTGTATTGTATAACCGCCGCCGGTATTGCAGTTAATTTTGATGCAGAAGATGGTTGTTAAATTAAAAAATTTTTGATATAATATAATAAGAAAGTTAAATAAAAAATATATAAGGAGAAAAAAATAATGAAAAAACCAATTAATAGAGAAAAGATTTCAGGTAGATTGTATGATATTAGTCAGTTAGCAATTAAGACAGTTCAGAATTCTGAGTCAGAGAATTTCGGTAAGGAGTTTATTGGTGGCTCTATCGACATCGCCACAGATGATGACTGTCTAAATATTGTTACAGTTCATTTTACTTATGTTCCGCCTACTTACAAGTCTGGAAAGGTTAATAATACATATGGAGTTTTAAAGAACCTCATTGAGAATGGAAAGACTATTCTTACAGATGGCGCAGATGAGGCAACTCTCGTTCAGATAGATGCTTCTCTTTCATTAAATGATTTTTATGCTCCCCGCAATGGCGAAGAAGTTCTCGTTAGCGCAAAGCGTAATAATGGTAATTTTGCAAATATTGTGAATAAACTTGGAGACGCAGATACTCGTAGCACATTTGAGTGTGATGTGCTTATTAATGGCACTCAGTATGTTGAAGCAGATGAAGAACGTCATATTGCGCAGGATTATCTTATTGTAAAAGGTGCGGTATTTGATTTCCGAGGAGCAATTCTTCCTGTTGAGTTCGTTGTAAAGAATCAGGGCGGAATTAAGTATTTTGAATCTTTGGATGCCTCTCCTAAGAAATTAACCTTTACAAAGGTATGGGGACAGATTAAGAGTGAGACAATTGTAGATAGAAGAGAAGAAGAATCTGCATTTGGTGAACCAGCGGTTAAGGAATATACTCGCACAGTACGTGAGTGGGTAATTACAGGTACATCAAAACCTGATGCAGTTTATGAAATTGGTGATGAAAAAAGTGGCATCACTGAAGATGAAATTAAGAAAGCACTTGCTGATAGAGAAGTTTATCTTGCAGATGTTAAGAAAAAAGCTGATGAATATAGAGCTTCTCAGAATAATAGAACTGCAACAGCGAATGCTACGGCTCCAGCAGCCCAAGGTGGATTTAATTTCTAATATAAAATAATTATTGAACCAAAGCCGAGGTTGTAAGGAATCAAGAATTTATATAATATAAACTTATTATTTCTGAGTTAGTAAGCATATAAAGAGGAGCTTAGCTCCTCTACATTTTTATCTTTTTTAAATTAAAGATTATTAACCTATCGGGGCGCAAGTGACCGATGCAGCAAAACTAAAAAATGATTTGGAATTTTTTAAAGGAGAATTATAATTATGGCAAATTTTGATATAAATGATTTATTGGCTTTGGAACCAAGTACAATTAGTAGAGATCTTTCTGGTTATATTACTTATGTTTATGGAGCCCCCAAGGTAGGAAAAACAACTCTTGCTCGTGATATGGGTGCACTTATTGTAGCTTGTGAAGATGGTACTCGTGCATTAACAGGAGCATACGTTCAGAAAGCAAAGAATTGGTCTGACATCCGCGCACTTATGAGATTTTGCAAAGATGATAGAATGAAAGAAAGATATAAGGCTATTGCTTTCGATACAATTGATGTATGTGCTAGTTTTGCTGAAAAGTATGTATGCGCACAGCTTGACATTCAGACACTTGGAGAGGGTGGTTGGTCTAAAAATGGCTGGTCAGTATTTAAGAAAGAATTAGAGGAAGTATTTAGAACTATTACAATGGAAGGCTACGCAGTTCTTTTCATTTCGCATGATAAGACAGAAGAAGTAACTAGACCCGATGGTACTAAATTTACTCGTATTATACCTACTGCACAGTCTTCTTTAAATACAATTATTAAGAATATGGCTGATATTATTGCGTATGGTTACTTCGATCCTATGACACAGGAAAGATATATGATGCTTCGTTC